TAGAGAAGTTATTCGTACAATTTACGCAGTAGCTAAAACAGGAGCACAAGTAGGTACAGCAGCAGCTGGTACTTTTGATCTTGATGTAGATTCAAATGGAAGATGGTCAGTTGAGAAGTTCAAAGGGTTATTATTCCAAGTAGAGAGAGAAGCAAATGCGATCGCTCAACAAACTCGTAGAGGAAAAGGTAATTTCATTATTGCTTCTTCTGATGTAGCGAGTGCGTTAGCAATGTCAGGTGCTTTGGACTATGCTCCAGCTCTTTCAACTAATCTAAATGTAGACGAAGCTTCTACAACTTTTGCTGGTGTCCTTAATGGTCGCTACAAAGTGTTTGTAGATCCATATTCTGCTAACTCAGCTTCAACTCAGCTGTTATTAGTAGGATATAAAGGTAGTTCAGCATTTGATGCTGGAATATTCTATTGCCCATACGTACCATTACAATTAGTACGTGCAGTAGATCCTTCTACATTCCAACCTAAGATCGCGTTCAAAACAAGATACGGAATGGTGTCAAACCCATTTGTACAACTTGATGGTAATAACACGAACTTACAAGCAGCTTCTAACTACTACTACAGAAAAGTTGCAATTACAAATTTAATGTAATTTGTAAGGTTGATTATATAATTTTAAAGGGGGGAGATGTAAAAGTCTTCCCCCTTTTTCATTTATACTAAATAATTATAATATGACTCTTAAAACTTCAAATAAACCATCTAATATTAATCCACTTAATCCTAACGGATTTTCTTTTTCATTTGCACGTATTCCAAATGTAAATTATTTCGTTCAGTCGATTAATATACCTGATCTTACATTAGGTGAGATTGCTCAAGGAACACCACTTTCAGATGCTTACATTCCAGGAGAAAAAATTACTTATGGTGTTTGTAATTTAGAATTTATCGTAGATGAAGATATGGAAAATTATCTTGCACTTTATCGTTGGATGGTTGCCCTTGGCAAACCAAGAAATTATGAACAATATTTAAATTTTCCAACCACTGATACTGAAGCTTATAAAGCAAATTTAAAAGAATTAGCAAAAAATTTTTCAGATGGTACACTTTTAATACTAAATAATAATAACGCAATTAGTAAAATAATTACGTTTAGAGATATGTTTCCAACAGGGTTGTCGTCGATGATATTCGACTCTAAAAGTACCGATGTGACTTACATTACAAATACTGTGACTCTAAGATATAGTTATTTTACAATACAGAGTCCTTCTTCTTCGACAGTCTACTAAAATAAATTAGAAAGAGACTGTTAAATGCAAAAAAATATATTCATATTATTTTTATCATTTTTGCTTACTATTGGAGCAGGGCGAAGCTTTGCACAAGGATTGCCACAAAGTGATAAGTATCCAGATTCATCTTGGATTGAAGAAATACCAGTAATTTGTAATGACTCAACAACACTTCATGCTTTTTTAGAATCTAAGGGTTGGATTATGTCAAAAACATACACTGGAAGAACTGGTGCCGAAAGCAATGGAAATCCAGTCTTTATTATAGCACACTATAAGAATGCAAAATCACCAAAAGCAATTATAGAAACAATCACTGTTCCATCAGGTGAATCTTGCATAATGTATCAAGGATTTGACGAAAAAAATACTTCAAATAAAGCTTAAAACCCTTTACTTACAAGCTTTTTTATAGTATAATATGAATTATGACACTTGAAGAAATACAAGAACAATGGAAACAAGACTGTATTATAGACGATAATCATTTAGATCGAGAATCTGTTCGTACACCAGTCTTACATTCAAAATATTTAAACTTACTCATTTCATATAAACATCGTATTACATCAGCACAATCTGAATATAATAGTATGCGTGTAAAAAAATTTAGATATTATCGTGGTGAAATGAGTAAGGGTGAATTAGAACTTGCTGGTTGGGAACAATGGCAAGGTATAAAACCATTAAGAAATGAAATGGATGAATTTCTAAATGGTGATGCTGATTTAATTAAAGCCAAACTTAAAATTGAATATTTAACGAGCATACAGGAACTTCTTGAATCTATATTACAACAGATCAAGTCACGAGATTGGATAATAAGAAATTCATTAGAGTGGAAAAAGTTCGTTAGTGGTGCTTAATGTCCGAAGATAATAAATCCCAAATTACAATCGAAAACTATACTGAAACGCACGTTCGTGTATTCTCAGATGATTTAGGTATAGAAAAAGAATTATCAGACTATTTTACGTTTTATGTTCCAGGAGCCCATTTTACACCACAATACAGAGCACGTATATGGGATGGTAAAACACGTCTTTATGATTTACTTCGTAAGACAGTTTATACTGGTTTAATTCCTTATGTACGCAAATTTGCCTTTGAACGTGGTTATACCATATCTGAATTAGGGTTTCCAAAGTATATTGAACCTATAACAGAAGAAGAGGTTAAAACCTTTATAAATTCATTAAATATAACCTCTAAAAACGACTCAGACCTATCAGTAAGAGACTATCAATATAATGCGGTTTATTCCGCTTTAAAGCGACGAAGAGCCCTATTGTTGAGTCCAACTGCCAGTGGGAAGAGTCTAATAATGTATTCTATATTACGTTGGTATTCAACATTAAAAAACAATAAGAAATGCTTAATTATAGTTCCAACAACTAATCTAGTTGAACAGTTATATAAAGACTTTGATGATTATTCAACTAAAAATGGTTGGAAAGTAGATACTCATATTCAAAAGCTTTATGCAGGGTTTTCAAAAGAACTTACAAAAAATATATTAATTACTACTTGGCAAAGTATTTACAAATTACCAAAATCATTCTTCGAGCAGTTTGATGTAGTTTTCGGAGACGAAGTCCATAAATTTAAGGCAAGAAGTCTTATTACAATAATGGAAAAATGTAATAAGATAAAATTTCGTATTGGTACAACTGGAACAATCGATAACAGTAAAATAAATAAATTAGTACTCGAAGGACTTTTTGGAATCGTAGAAAAAGTCACAACTACATCTGATTTGATTGACCAGAAAAAATTAGCAGACTTAAAAATTATTTGTTTACTCCTTTCATATGATGATATATCACGCGAAGGAAGAAAAAATAACGTTTATTCAGACGAAATAGATTGGCTAGTTTCTTGTGATAAAAGAAATAACTATATTACCAATCTTGCTCTTAACTGTAAAGGTAATACTTTAATACTTTACCAATACGTAAAGAAACACGGAATCCCTTTATATGAAAAACTAAATAGATTAGAGAAGAAATATAATAAAAAAATATATTTAATCTCTGGTGATACAATCGTTTCTGATAGAGAACAAGTAAGAGATATTGCAGCAGATACAAACAATTGTATTATAGTCGCAAGTTATGGAACTTTCAGTACAGGTGTGAATATACCAAGTATTGAAAACATTATATTAGCAAGTCCGATTAAGAGTAAAATACTTAATTTACAAAGTATTGGAAGAGGACTACGATTAAATAAGAATAAAACTACTTGTAATTTGTTTGATATTGCTGATGACTTATCTTATAAGAAATGGAAAAATCATACTTATAGACATTTGTTGTCAAGAATGCAAACTTATGATGAGGAAAAATTTAACTATTCATTAGTAGAGGTAAAATTAGATGCATCAAAAATCATCGACACCGAGAATAATAAAATCGAATGAAGATTTTGTTATTGTAAGATTATCTACAGGTGAATCAATATTAGCGATTCGTTTAAAAGAAGACGAAAAAGAAATTACTATTGAATATCCATTTGCTCTTAAAAATTATCCAAGAATTACAAAACAAGGTGGAATTATAGAACAAGTGACTGCAGGACCATATTGTAGTTTCGCCGAAAATAGAGTTTTTACATTTCCGAAAAAAGACGTTTTTTTCATAAAGAAACTTCATTCGTTCGCAATACCATTCTTTATGTCATTGTATAATCAACATGAAAGATTAGTTGCAATGGGATCTTATGAAGATTTAATGGATAGATTTATGGATAAACAAGAAATGGCTGATTTGAGACATGACGAACAATTTCCAGATCCAGAACCAGAAGAATATACAAGTAATTACGATACAGAAACAGAAGAACTAACTACTGAAGAGATTGATGGTATAAGAGAAATTTACAATCAGATTAAGAATAAAGATAAGAAAGTAATCCATTAATATTAATATTTCAAACCCCAACAGGTGTTATTATAATGTGGAAAAAATTGAAAGTAAAGGCATATTGAAACACTTTACTTACAATATATTTTAGAGTATAATTGCAGTCTATTTACTCTTTAATATTTAAATCCTTTACAATGAATAAAAAAACTAAAGAAACAAAAATACATTACGTCAATAATGCTGAATTTCTTAAAGCATTAATTCAATGGAAAAAAGATTGTGTTGACGCAGAAGATAGTGGAGAAGAACATCCACCAAGAATTCCTAATTATATAGGTGAATGTATTTTAAAAATAGCAACACGTCTTTCTACACGTCCAAATTTTAACAATTATACATATCGTGACGATATGATATTAGATGGTATTGAAAATTGCATTCAATATCTTCATAACTTTGATCCTACCAAATCTAAAAATCCCTTTGCTTATTTTACTCAAATCATATACTATGCATTTTTAAGACGTATTATGAAAGAAAGAAAACAAGCTTATATTAAAACTAAAATTCTTACTTCTCTACCACCTACTTTTTTTCAAGAACTTGGTATGAGTGATGATGAAATTTCAGAGTCAGAAAGAAACTTTGATAAATTCGTCAATAAGATGAGTCAAGCAATAGAAAGCCAAAATAACTTTGATGAATGGCTAGTTAAAAAATCTGTTGCTAGAAAAATAAAAAATAATATTGAAACGATTGATTTAGATGATGACAAAGATAGCGATTATAACTGATACACATTTTGGTGTACGTAATGACATTAGTCACTTTTTAGAATCTCAAAATAAGTTTTTTGATACAACGTTTTTTCCTAAAATAGACGAACTAAAGATAGACACATTACTACACTTAGGTGACATATTTGATAGACGCAAATATATCAATTATTACACATTAAAACAGAGTAAAACATTTTTCTTCGATAAATTAAGAGAAAGAAACATTACTATGTATGTTGTAATTGGTAATCACGACACATACTTCCGAAACACTAATGAGATTAATAGCATATCTCTACTCTTAACTGAATATCCAAATATAAAAATTCTATACGACCCACAAACAATTCAAATAAAAGAAACATTATTCTGTAATATTCCATGGATATGCGAAGACAATAGAGATAAATGTTGGGAAGAAATTAAAAATACAAAAGCAGAAGTTTGTATTGGACACTTTGATATTCAAGGATTTGAAATGCATACTGGTGCACCATCCAAAGATGGAATACCAAAAGATAAGTTTAT